TATTTGTGCGAGGAGCTAAGCCCTCTTTAGCGAGAGATTGATTTATGCGGTCAACAAGATAAGCCATTGGGCTATTTATCTCAAAGTTTAAGCCCTAATTCGTTTTCTGTAATTAGCATGAATTTCCATCCATGTTCTTTACAAAAAAGGTCAGCTGCACGCCATTTCTCTTGGTTTACCGCATATGTGGCAACCTCCTGTAGAAACTTTTGTGTTCTACGCTTTTGTGTTGGAAGTTGAGTTTGTTTGAATGGTTTAACTTCCATGACCACGGTTACTTCTCCATTTGGTTGACGAATCTTTGCGATAAAATCAGGGAAATAACGATGTACCTTTTGGTCAACAGGAGATTTGTATGGTATAAAAAGTTCTTCAGATGCCCACCAGATGACTTTTGGTTGCTCATCTAAGTATTTCATCACACGAAGTTCCCATGATGACCGATAGACGATGTTTGTGGCATCGCCTTTGTATTTTTGTGGGTTGTTTGGAGTAAACCATCCTTTATATGACATAAATACTATCTATCTCTCTTAGGACACTCATATGTCATTATTTGGTTTCGGTAATATCCAGTTTAATAAAAATCAATCTTCACCTAACGGACCATTAAAATCTCTTGTAGAAAGCAAATATGCTACTACAACTCTGAGGTATCCTTTAGATATTGGTAGTGCTGATAAAGGCCATTACATGGTTTTTTACATTAAAAAACAACAAGGTTCAAAATCAGATGAAAATCTAACAACAACTGGTTTTGTTGAAGCTACAAATTCAGCACTTAAAAATCCTCTTAATAATTTAGTTGGTTCAGCTGCTCAAGCAGTAAAAGGTAATTTTGGTGGAGCATTATCATCTGGAGTTCAAAATGCTTTTAATCAAGTAAATAATGTTACTGGTGGTGTTGTTGGAAATTTAGCAAGCTCAATTGGAAGTGCCTATAAAACGGTAACTGGCGGCATATCAAGTCTAACAAATCCTTTTGGTCAAACAAATATAATAAATGCTAACGGTGTTGCTTCACAAGAAATTACTCGAAATAATATTAAATCTTTAGTTTCAAGTGGAGATATTCTTCGTGGTGTTAGAGGAACCACACGAACAAATCAAGCAATTGCTTTGTATATGCCAGAAACTTTACAATTTGAATATAAACAAAGTTATTCAGAATTAGATTTAGCTTCAAATGCTTTAGGAATTTTTGGAGCAGCTGCTTTAGATAAAATTAAAACAGGTGAATATAAAGAAGCTGCTTATGACGCAGTAAGAGCTTCTGCCGCTTTTTTACAACAAGAAGCAAATAAGAGATTAGGTGCTGTTGGTGCCGCCGGCGGTTTTCTTGCTACCGGTGCGGTAGTTAATCCTCTTTTAGAAGTTATATACCGGTCTCCACAATTTCGTTCATTCCAATATGACTTCATTTTTTATCCAAGAGATGAAAGAGAAGCTGTAGAAGTTCAAAAAATCATTAACACTTTACAATTTCATCAGGCACCAGAATTTAAACAAGGATCTGCTGGTAGTTTATTGATTCCTCCCTCTGAATTTGATATAAAATTTTACTACTCTGGTGAAGAAAATAAAAATTTGCCTGAAATTGGTAACTGTGTTCTCACTTCAATACAAGTGAATTACGCACCAAACGGTTTTTATGCTTATGAAGTTCCAGGTCAAAGCGCTACTGTGGGTGGAACCGGTATGCCTGTTGCGATTCAAATGACTTTACAATTCCAAGAAACAACTTACCTAACAAAAAATAAACCTAATGACCCTGCAGCAGGTGATATTACCTCAGAAAAAACTGCTGCAAGTCAACGAGGCGAATTTGGTACAAGTTGATATAATAAAGTTAAAATAAAATGGCTAAATTTTTTAGATATTACCCAAAAACATTTTATGCAAGCAATAATGATGTTACAGGTGTAGATGCTGTAACAAACATAATTGCTAGGTTTGGATTTGAGAAAAAGTTTAAAGAAAATTCAAACGCATTTTATAAGTATCAAATACAAGACGGTGACACACCAGAAATAATTGCGGACAAATACTATGGAAATGTAGAATATCATTGGGTAGTTTTACTTTTCAATGACATTATTGATCCTCAATTTGATTGGCCACTCGATCAAAATTCAATTATTGAATACATTGATAAAAAGTATACAGCCAATGGCGCCGCAAATACAACAGTTCAAAGTGGAATTATTTGGGCATTAAGTCAAAATAATGTTCAAGCATATTTTAAAGTTATCACTACAACTGGAAATGATGGTACAATTTCAATTGAAAAATTACAAGTTGATGGTAACACTTATGCTAATGTGGCATCTAGCACAACAAATTATACAACACAAGCAAACGAAAATGTTGTCATAAAAATATCAAAAGAAACTCGTTCATATTATGATTATGAAATAGAAGAAAATGAAAGTAAGCGAGAAATTAACCTTTTAAAATCTGAATTTATACCTGAAGTGGAAAAAGAATTTAAGAGAGTGATTGCTCTATGAGTTTGAAAATGTTGAAATCCACTCAATTTGAAATAATTGAGTTGGTTCTTGTTACTAAAGGCGGTAAAATTGATATAGCAAATTTATGTGATGAAATAAACATTTTTGATAATATGTTTTTGTCTGTAATGAGTGGTAGTTTAATAATTAGTGATGCTGTTGGATTATCAAGTAAACTTCTATTTGATGGTTCGGAATCTGTACTCATTCATATTAAAAAAGATAAAAATTCTGAAATTTTAGATTTTAAAAAAGCTTTTCGTATCTATAAACAAACTGATCGATCAATTGTTAAACCTGGATTAGAAAAGTATATTCTACATTTTACATCAGATGAACTAATTTATTCTGACCAACAAAGAATAAATCAATCATATGAAACCAATTATTCAAAAATTGTAGAGAGAATTTTAATTGATTACCTTAAAGTACCTCAGAATAACTTAGGCGGCATTTATGAATTTTCTTCTGGCGTTCAAAAGATTGTTATACCAAATTTAAGACCATTAGAAGCAATTGAATGGTGTTCAAAAAGAGCTGTAGATATAAATCAGTCACCAAATTTTATGTTTTATCAGAATGTTACTGGTTTTAATTTTGCTACTCTTTCAACATTACTTACACAACCAGCAATACTTGATATCTTTTATGAAACAAAAAATATTAAAGGTGAAACTGCTTTTGATGAAATAGGAGGAGCTAGATATCTAGAGGTAGTTTCACTTAATGATAATATTGAGAGAACTAGGTCTGGTGTTAATGCAGGTAAATTTATTGGATTTGATCCAATTACACGAACTATTAACACAAAAAATATTTCATATGGCGATCATTATTTGAATATGAAACACGGTAATCAAACCGAAAATTTTACGCAGATTCAAAGTCGTGATGGTATGCTTAATTCGCAAGCATTCAATTCACGCAAAGCAGTAAGCATTTTTAATTACAATAGACAATTTAGTGAATACATTAAAAAGAAAGAACCAAGTTCTTTAACAAACAGAGATGGAATTGAAAGTTGGTTGTTTCAAAGAAAAGCAATTATCAAAAATTTAATGTCTAAGAGATTAAAACTTGTGATGCCTGGCAATTTTCAATTATCTTCTGGCTTCAATGTAAATGTAAATGCGCCAATTATTGGTTCTTCTAGTGGTGAAGATAGAAGTATAAATGGTAAATATTTAATTGTTGCTTCACGACATATAATTGGTTACGAAAAACACGAAACGATCATTGAAGTAGCCTCTAGTTCATCGGATTCAAAATATGTTTCAGCAAGTGATGATGAACAACAAAGAGAAATCTTAACTTATTGATATGATAAAAAACGAAGAAAATAAAGATTTTGCCGGTAAAGCTGGTTTTGTTTGGTGGATTGGTGTTGTTGAAGATAGACAAGACCCTTTAAAACTTGGTCGTTGCAAAGTTCGTTGTGTTGGATGGCACTCTGAAAATAAAATGCAATTGCCAACTAGCGGACTTCCTTGGGCTACGCCTTCTCTACCAACAAATAATCCATCTGCTTATTCTCCAAAAGAAGGTGATATGGTTTTTGGATTTTTTGTTGACGGAGAAAATGCACAAGAACCAATCATATTAGGAGTTTTGCCTGGAATACCATTAAAAGCAGGAAACGCACAAGAGGCATTTGGTGATGGCCGAGATACAGGTCAATTGAATTCTGCGCCAGTTAAACCTTCTGAAACATCAACATTATATCCTCGCCGTTTAGATGAACCAACAACCTCACGCTTAGCAAGAAATGATGAAGATTATCCATCTCCAATTAATCAAAGTAAAGCTGCAAATAAAGCATCAAAAGTAGAACCAAATTCTTATTATAATGCTAAGTATCCATATAATAATGTTTATGAATCTGAATCAGGCCATGCTTTAGAATTTGATGATACAAAAGGTGCCGAGAGAGTTCATTTGTATCACCGCTCAGGTTCTTATATTGAATGGGCGGCAAACGGTGATAGGTCTGAAAGAATACAAAGAGATAAGTTTACAGTAGTAATTGGTGATGAATCTGTTTATGTAAAAGGTGATGTTAAGATGTATGTTGATGGTAATTTTAGTTTAGAAATTGGTGGTACTTGTGATATAACCTCTGGTGGTAATATGACATTTATAGCACCAAAAATAGATTTGAATCCTTAATAAAATGCCAGCAATACATCGAGATACAGATCCAAGAGTTTGTGGAGCAACAACAATAGCTTCTGGTCAATCAACAGTTTTTGCAAATGGATTATTAGTTTCAGTAAACGGTGATCCAAATTCACATGGCGGTGGTGCTTTATCTGCTGCTTGTAAAAATGTTTATGCTGGTGGTATTCTTGTGGTAAATCATAGTCCAGAACCTGCTGCTCCAGATAGTCTTTGTCCTATTCCTGGAGGACCTCATTGTAATCCAGTTACATCTGGAGGTTCACCTAATGTTTTCGTTGGAGATTAGAATAAATAGAAAATGGCAACAGTAAACATAGAAACAACACGCACTTTTAGAGATTTGGATTTGAATTTTACAATTCATCCAGTCAAAAAAGATATTAATACTCACAAAAATGAGTATGCAATAATTAATTCCATTAAGAATTTAGTATTGACAAATCACTATGAGAGACCTTTTCAACCAGACCTTGGTAGTAATATTCGCCGACTTCTTTTTGAACAAGTTGATTCAGTAACAGCCTCACAGTTAGAACGAGAAATAGCAGAAGTTATTGGCAATTTTGAACCTAGAGCGCAGGTATCTAAAGTAGAAGCTATACCTTCTCCAGACGAAAATAAGTATCAAATCTATTTGGAATTTTTTATCATTAACAATACTGCGCCAATTACAATTAATTTTTTCCTAGAGCGGATTAGATAAAATGGTAGACCGTTTAAGAGTAACCGAATTAGATTTTGATACAATCAAAACTAATCTCAAAGCATTTTTAAAACAACAACCTGAATTTACGGATTATGATTTTGATGGTGCTGGTTTATCAGTTCTATTAGATATTCTTGCCTATAATACTCATTACAACGCCTATTATTTAAATATGGTAGCAAATGAGTCTTTTCTTGATACCGCCCTTCTCCGTGATTCAGTAGTATCTCATGCTAAAACATTAGGTTATACGCCTTACTCCACAAGATCACCTGTTTCAATAATTAATTTTACGATAGAATCAAATTCAGCTGTATCTGCTACTTGTACTTTACCAGAAGGCTTTGCTTTTTTATCAAATCAAATAGATGGTCGTGCTTATAATTTTGTGGTGTTAGAGGACACAACTGTAACTAAATCTAATACACAATATGTTTTTGAAAATTTAAATGTTTATGAAGGTCAGTTAATTACATATTCTTTCAATTACGATGCGAGTTCAAATCCAAAGTCAATTTTTCAATTACCTGATTCACAAATTGACACGACAACAATCAAAGTTTCAGTAACTCCAAATGCAGCTAATAGCGCAACAACAGTATACGAAAAAGTAACTGATGTTTTAGATATAACATCTTCTTCTGAAGTTTTCTTTTTACAAGAAAGTCGTGGAGGATTATTTGAAATATATTTTGGAAATGGTGTTGTAGGCAAATCTTTACCTGATGGTGCAATTGTAACAGTTACTTACCTAGTTACGAATGGAACTTCTGCGAATAAAGCAAATAATTTTGTTGCTACTGCGACAGTTACAGACTCAAGAGGAATACCTTTATCTAATTTCACTATTAATCCGCAAAGTGCAGCTGCAGGAGGTTCTGACCGAGAAAGTGTTGACAATATTAAATTTTCAGCTGCAGCAAGATTTTCAACACAAAACCGTTTGGTAACTTATAAAGATTATGAAACATATATTTTAAATAATTATCCAGATATAGATTCAATTTCTGTTTGGGGTGGCGAAGAAAATATTCCTCCCGTTTATGGTAAAGTTTTTATATCTTTAAAACCAAGAGAAGGTTACTTTATTTCTGAAACAGAAAAATTAAGAATTGTTAGAGAGATTGTTGATCCAAAATCAATAATTACAACTACATCCGAGATTATTGATCCAGAATACTTGTACCTAATTGTTGAAGTAGAAGCTAAATATGATCCTAAAAAAACAACAAAAACAGAATCAAGTTTAAAAGAAAGTATTCGTAATGCGGTACTTAACTATAAAGATACCTTTTTGGATAAATTTGATGCCAGATTGGTTGATTCTAAATTAGAAAAAGCAATCGATGATGTTGATTTAAATTCTATTATTGGTAATGAATTGACGATTAGAGCACAAAAGAGATTTATACCTCTGTTAAATCAAAATGCTTCTTATGAAATAAATTTTAATATTCCTATACACAGAGGAACAGTAACAAATAAATTAACCTCTACAGAATTTACGGTAAGAGATTCGGTTGGAGTAAATAGAACTGTTATTTTTGAAGAAGTTCCTTTATCATTTACTGGCATATCTTCAATTTCAGTTTCAAATCCAGGTCTAAACTATTTGGTTGCTCCAACAGTAACTGTAACTGGTGATGGTACAGGAGCAACAGCAGAAGCGGTAATTGTAAATGGATCTATCGAAAAAATTAATATTATAAACCGAGGCATCGATTATTCTAGAGCCATTGTTACAATTAGTGGCGGCGGCGGTTCTGGAGCCGTAGCTACTGCTATTATAGATGCGAAAATTGGAACATTAAGAACAGTTTATTTTGATAGTAATGCTCAAAGACAAATTGTAGATAGTAATGTTGGCGAAGTTAATTATGATGCAGGCACGATTACAATAAATGACATTAATATTACCAGCGTTTCATCAACAGACGAAACAGTTCGATTATCAATAGAATCAGAAAAAGGCATCATTGAATCGGTTAGAAATACAATAATTACAATTGATGAAACCGATCCATCTTCTATTACAGTAAACCTAGAAACAGTTTAATGTCTTTCGCAAATACCTCAATATTAATCAACCGTCAGGTTCCTGAATTTGTTCGGGAAGAATATCCATTATTCATAACCTTCTTAGAAGCATATTATGAATTTTTAGAACAAAAGCAAACAGGCCAAAAAAATGATTTAACTCAGCAGGCTAAAAATCTTAGAAATATTCCTGATGTTGATTTATCAATAGATAATTTTGAGAATAGTTTTTTTAATACTTTTGCTTCGTTGGTTCCAAGAGAAACAGAAGTTAGCAAAGATTTTTTAATTAAAAATTTATTACCGTTATATTTGGCAAAAGGTAATGAAGCTGCCTTTAAATTACTCTTTAGACTTTTGTATAACGATGAAGTTTCAATACAATTACCAAAAGATAATATTTTAAGACTTTCTGATGGCAAATGGTCAATTGATAATCTTCTAAAAATTAAAACCGATATAAGAAGCGTTTATACAAGTAACGGTTCAAATACAACTTTCTTTCTTGCTCAGCCAGTAAATTCTGGCGATATTGATGTATATGTAAATGGTTCTTTACAACAAGAAAATTTAAATTATGTAATAAGAAAAGAAACGAAAAAAATAATTTTTAATTCTGCTCCAGCTGCAAACTCAATAATAAAAGTAGACTATAACGATTTTGATATTGAGTTATTAACAAACAGAAAAATAACAGGTCTTTCTTCTGGTGCTACAGCTATAGTTGAAAGAGCTGTTTCAAGACTTATTACCGATAGATTAAATTTTGGTTTACCTTTTGAGTTGTTTGTTAATTCAAAGACCTTAGTTGGTTCTTTTGAAAATGGCGAAGAAGTTGAAAGTAGTATTATTGATTCTAATGGTAATTTAATAAAAGTTGTTGCTGATACTTTTTCAATTTTAACAAAGATAAATGTTATTGATGGAGGAACAGATTATAATGTAGGAGATCCAGTTTTAATTGTTGCGGGCGGCGCCGTTTCACGAGCAACAGCTGAAGTAGAATCTGTTTCTTCTGGAGTTACCACAAAAATACAAGTTAATTATGGTGGTGCTGGTTTTAAAACGGCAGGAATTATTAAAAGCCAAAATTTACCTTCAATTATAACAGGTGCCATTTCTTCAGTTAATACACTATCGACTACTGCGAATACTTACATTATTACGGATGATGTAATTAGTAGTTATTTAAATATTTTAATTTCTGCTCCAAATTACGGTTTTCCAGGTGCGTTATCAGAAAATGTTAACAGTCGATTGGTTGATGCTTTAACTCCTTTAACGATTACTGATCTTGGACCTATAACAAACGCAACGGTTATTTTTTCAAATACCTCTATTAATACTTCTTCATTAGATTCAGAAGGTGCTATTTACCAAGCAGGTTCTAGCTTTTTTGATATTAAAAACTTCAGGTCTGTAGGTAGAATTGATGTATATAATGGAGGTACAGGTTATAGAGTTGGAGATGAAGTTATTTTTGGTTCAAATCCAAACGACACATATGGATATGGAGCGGCCGCCGCAGTTTCAGCTGTAAATGGAACAGGAACAATACTGTCAATTTCAGTACAAGCGCCTAGAATTACAGGCACAGCAAACATAACAAATAATGGTGTTATGATTATTGGTACAAACACTAATTTTAATACTGATTTACGAATTGGTGACAAAATTATAATTTCAGGTCAAGACAGATATATTAATGCCATTACTTCTTCAACACAAGCAAATGTCAATGTGGCATTTACTATTACAGGAAACAATTATAGTGTTGGATCTTATGTTAGAGGTATAACAGGTGGAGTAAACTATACACAAAATAACTTTCCAACAGTCAATGTATCTACAGCTTTTGGTGGTTCTGGAGCAAATATAGCTATAACTTCTTTGATGGGTGATGGTGAAAGTTTAACCGCAATCGCAGAAAATCCTAAAGGTGTTATACAATCAATTAAATTGACTTCTGGTGGAGAAGGTTACAAATATATACCACAAATTGATTTAACTGGTTATGGTGCTGGAAATGCTATTGCTAACGCAACTTTAGGTGCTTCTTATACCGCATTTCCTGGCCGTTGGACAACAACAGACTCTATAATTTCAACAACAGAAAGAAGATTAGAAGGCGAAGATTATTATATAAATTTTTCATATGTAACTTCTTCTTTAACTTCTTTCAAAAAATATAAAAATATATTAAAAGACCTTTTACACCCTTCGGGTTTTGTTAATTATGCCCTATTCAATCGTTTTAAAACTATTGAAACTACCAATACTACGATTTCTATTGAGACCTCCAATACTATATCTGGTTTTGTAAATACTACAAACGGATCAATTTTTATCGTTGGAACAGGTACCAAATTCAATGTTGCTAATACAAGAGGAATATTAACCCTTGGTTCTAATGTGTCTGTAAATGGTCAAATTAGAACAATTAGCAGTATTATTAGTAATACAAATGTTGCCGTTTCTTCAGCTTTTTCATTAAATTCTAATACACAAACTTTAAAAATATTGACATAAATACAGTTTATGCCCTCGATAGTAACCCATAAATTATCATTCCATAACGCTGAACAGTTTAAAGAAGCGTTTTCGGAAGCAAATACTCCCTCTATTTCCTATGTTTTCATAGGAAACAATGTCCCTTACGCAAACGAATTAAGCCCAGACCCTATAGTTGAAACGGTAAACACCGAAAAACAAGCTTGGGATAATATGTTTGCTGCAAAGAAAATTACAGGAAATGATTTGAGTTTAGTCATTCCTAGGTTTGATTGGACAGCCAACACCAAATATAGAAGTTATGATGACACAATTGAATTTGGTGATTTATTTACTGCCAATACAACACGAAATTTAAAATCGATGTATGTTTTTACATCAGGCAGAAATGTATACAAGTGCGTTTCAAATAATAATTCCGCAAATTCTACCGTTGAACCTTCAGGAGATTACAACACTTCGAATGGCAATATTGGTACTGCGGATGGTTATATTTGGAAGTATATGTTTAATGTTTCTTCTTCGAATAAATTTTTGGATGATAATTGGGTCCCAGCACCAACCAGCACCAGTGCTTTAGATTTTGGAGTAAGTCCTTTAGGTGTTGTTGATGGAGAATTAACATCCATCATAGTTAAAAATTCAGGAACAAATTATCGCCAAGCCTCAAATATAAAATTTGATGGATTTACATCTGGCCAAACATCACTAAAACTATCAAATACTAACTTAGTTTTAGAAATTTTTAGTATACCAACACTTGCTAATTTGGCAAATATGTCAATTACGGGTACTGGAATTTCTACAGGTTCATATATTACATCTCTTTCGACAATTACTGGTGTTATTAATATATCAGCAGCAACAACTTCAGCTGGAGGTAATGCTAATAATATTACAGTATCTACTAGAGTTTACATTGAAGGTGATGGAACTGGAGCTATAGCTTTAGCAACTCTATCAAATACTTCTTCTCAAGTTTCAGCTGCTAATGCAAATGTATCTAAAATTTCAGTAACTACTATTGGAACAGGATATAGTTCTGCTAATGCTTTTATTTACGGTTCAGGCACTAATGCTAACTGTAGGGTTGTTCTTCCTCCAAAATTTGGTCACGCATATAATCCTGCTAAAGAGTTAAATGCAAATAATGTTATGGTATCAGTTAGGATTGGAGAAATTGATTCGAGTGAAAATGGTTTAATATCTACCGATACATCTTTTAGACAAATAGGCCTGTTAAGGGACCCATATAAATATGATTCAACTGTTATAGCAAATACATCTACAGCTAATAGTGTAATTTCACAAACTACCGATTTAAGTATCGTAGCAGGTTTAAGTTTTACTTTAAACGAATATGTTTATCAGGGTTCATTAAGTAATCCTACCGCTTATGCTTTTGTTAATGCTCAAACTACAAATGAAGTGAGATTAACAAAAGTAAAAGGAACATTTTTGCCTGGTTTATCACTCAATGGATTAACTTCTGGCGTTTCCAGAACAATTGTATCTGTTACAAATCCAGAATTTAAACCGTATGCTGGAGATATTTTATATATTGATAATGAATTAAAAATTGATAGAGTAGATGGTCAAGCCGAAAATATTAAATTTGTTGTTAAGTTCTAGGAAACGATATGTCATTAGTTCAAAATTTTAATGTTAATCCTTATTATGATGATTATGATGAGGATAAAAAATATTTAAAACTTTTATTTAAACCTGGTTATGCTTTACAGGCTCGTGAATTAACTCAAATACAAAGCATCCTTCAAAAACAAGTTGAACGATTTGGTACACATATATTCCGCAACGGTTCAGTTGTAACTGGCGGCGAAGTTTCTTATTCTACAACAGTTACCTATTTAAAGTTAGAAACAACAGATTCTAATGGTAACAATATTGATGTAAATAACTTCTTAAACAAAAAAATTGCTAAAACATCAACCTCAGAAGGTAGTATTGCTCGTGTTATCGCTGTTATTGAGGCTACGGATACTGATCCGCCAACAATTATTATACAATTTGCTGTAGCAACTGTATTTAATGTTGGTGATAGTTTTTACACTTTCGATAGTGATGCATTTGAAGGAAGAGTTTTAAATGAAGCAAATGCTATAGGCGCTTCGTCTGTAGCTTTTATTAATGAAGGTGTATATTATATTGATGGTTATTTTATAAAAGTTAGCGCTCAAACAATACCTTTAGAAAAATATTCTATAAATGCTTCATATAGAATTGGTTTAGAATTTAATGATTCAGTTATAACTGAATTAGAAGATACTTCTTTATTAGATCCAGCTTTAAATGCTTCAAATTATCAAGCACCTGGAGCAGCAAGATATAAAATTACTTTAACCCTTGCTAAAAGAACATTAACTTCAACTGATGATACAAAGTTTTTTGAAATTATTCGTTTAGAAAATAGTCAAATTGTTTATCAAAGAATATACCCAATATATTCTGAACTAGAAAAAACTTTTGCTCGTAGAACTTATGACGAATCAGGTAATTATACTGTAAAACCTTTTTTAATAGAAGTAAAAGATAATGTACCTTCATTAGGTAATACTGCTAATAGCGAATTACTTACTGTTTCTTTAAGTCCAGGAAAAGCTTACATTCGTGGTTTTGAATTTGAAACTGTATCAGCAAGAAATATTGATATTAGCCGTGCTAGGACAAAAGCAAATGTTATAAATTATGATATAGAATCAAATTATGGTAATTATTTGGAGGTCTCTAATGTTAAAGGTCTTTTTGACATTAGTACCATGTCATCAATTGACCTACATTGTGTTGATGTAGGCAAAATTAATACTGCTAATACAAACTTATTAGCTAATACAAAAATTGGTACTGCTAGAATACGGCAAATTGAGTATGTTTCTGCGGCCAATACAGGCAATACACAAACATACAAATATAACTTTTATATTTTTGATACGAATTTTGTACCAATTACTGGTAATGCTACAGGTGGAAATACAACATCCATTATCTTAGGCGGTTTATCATCAACATCAAGCAATGCTTATAGTGGTTCTATTATTCGCATCACAACTGGCTTAGCTGGTGATAACGCAAAACGAACAATTATTAACTATGATGCTTCAACAAAAACAGCTACTGTAGATCCAAATTTACCATTTACAACTTCTCCTGGAGCAAATTCAGTCTATAATATTGATTTTAATATTAAAGATATAGAATCTTTTGTTGTTAATTCATCCGCAACATTAATAGCAACAGCTAATGTTTCAGATACAAATAAAACTGGTACTATTGCTACAGGAAATACTTTTTTATCCGATACAGATTTTAATTCATTAGTTTTTAAAATACCAGAAAATTTCATATCTTTTGGTATGTCAGATCAAGACTATCGTGGAAGAAAAGTATTTAAGAATCAAACTGTTACTACCGGTGTATTAAATCTTTCGACCGGTGATGCTAATCAATTATTTGTTGGATCTGGTGCTCTTTCTGAAACTCAAAAATTAGAACACTTTTTAGTGTATGCTAATAATGTTTCTGGTGCTCCAGAGTTTACTTCAAATCAAGCAATAACATTTGCTACTTCTTCTGGAAGATCCATTACAGTTTCAGGTTCTGCTGCAAATTTATCATTTGCGACAGGAAATACATTTACAGTAGACATTATTGCTACTGTAGATTTTAATTCTTCTGTAGCAAAAACAAAAACATATGTTGAGGCAAATACAACTAATGTAGCTGTAACTGGCGGAACTACAATTGGTTCTACAACCATTTATCCTTCTTTTGGTCAAATTGCTATAAGCAGTCCAAATAAAAGAAATGGTTCTTCTGACAATCTTTATATTTCAGATGTTCATAAATTAAATGGTGATTTTGATAAACAGTACGGTCGTTTTAATGTACAAATTGGAAGTTCAATAAGAAAAGGTTCTTTCAAAGTTATTGATTCTGGTAATCCTGCTGTAGCTGTTGCCGTAGCGGATTTAACCAATTCTTCAAAAGATATTACTGACCGTTATATTTTGAATGATGGGCAAAAAGATAATTACTATGACCATGCTTCAATTACATTAAAACCATATGTTAATCCTCCAATTGGTCAAATTTTAGTTTTAGTTAATTATTTTACTCATTCTGGTTCAGGTTACCTAACAGTAGATTCTTATAATGTGGCAAGTTTATCTGCTAATACAGATAGTAGATATGCTCAAATACCTTCTTTTACAAGTCCAACAAACGGTACTATACTAAGTTTAAGAGATTGTGTTGATTTTAGACCAATAAGAACAAATGCTACAACTAATTTTACTTTAAATGGAATTTCTATAACTAAGGCTGAAGAAGCTTTAGAATCAGATTATTCGTATTATTTACCAAGAAAAGATAAAATTACTCTAACACAAGACAGAACTTTTAAAGTATTAACTGGTAATCCTAGTTTAACTCCTGTTGCTAAACCGGATGATGATTTAGGAATGACTCTTTATGAATTAAATATTTCTCCTTATACTTTCTTTCCTACTGATGTTAAGATAAGATATTTTGAAAACAAACGATATACGATGAGAGATATTGGTAGATTAGAGAAAAGAATTGGCAATTTAGAATATTATTCTCTTTTAAACACTTTGGAAAAATCAGCGGCCGATTTAACAGTTCTTGATTCGGATGGATTAGAAAGATTTAAAAACGGTATTTTAGTTGATTCGTTTAGAGGACACCAAATTGGTGATGTTGGAAATATTGATTACAATTGTTCTATGGATTTTGAAAAGGGAGAATTGAGACCATTTTTTACGGCAAATGCTTTAGGATTTATTGTTGACACATCTACAGCAACAGCTAATCTTTACGCTGGTAATACAGTTGTTAGTTTACCTTTTACTTCCTCAAACTTAATTGCTCAAAATGTATCATCTCGTTCTTTAGCTGTTAATCCATTCAATTTGAATTTTTATAGTGGTGCTATTAGTTTATTTCCTGCTTCAGACTATTGGATCGATACGGAAAATAGGCCTGATGTTCTTGTAAATCTAGAAGGTGAAAATGATGCTTGGGAAAATATTGGTAAAGCTTTAGAGGATCTTCGAGCTCCAGGTTTTGGAACACAATTTGGTGATTATACTATTTACAATACTGGTCAATCTTCACAAACACAACTAATTACACAACAACGACAAGATGGTACTTACATCTATCAAGATACAATTTCTAGAACAACAGTAACTACAGATCAAAGAAAATTTAGAACTGGCACAAATACAACTGTTGTTCCAGACAGAATTGTAGAAAATATTGGCAATAGACAAGTTGATTTATCTGTTGTTCCTTATATTCGTTCTCAACCAATTAAATTTGTTGCTAAAAATTTAAAACCAAATAAATTTGCTTACCTTTATTTTGATGATACATATGTGAATAAATTTATTGAAATGCCTTCTTGCTTTGAATTAATAAATGTAAGTAGTAATTTTATATCTGGTTATGGTGCATATGAAACTATAACATCTTCAAGTGGTGGAACAGCAACAGCCATTTTACAACAAGGTCGTTCTTGGGCTGCTCCAAATTCTTATTTGTATGTTACTAATATGAGAGGAACTTTTGCTGCTAATGATACGATTACGGGTTCACAAAGTCTTTGTACTGCTGTAATAAATTCATTAACATGGAATGCTTCAAATGTTGTAACTGCTAATGCTACATCAATCACTTTAGGATCTGGGGCTCCTTATACAAATTGGTATACGGATATAGGTAACACCTTCAATTCTATCAGTCATGCTCAGGCAAGAGATTGGTATTCACATCCAAACAGAAGCAATACGGCATTAAATTATAGTGTTGATTTAGGATATAATAGAGTACGAATTGTTTCTGGAAAAGGTGCTGGACAAAACAGAACAATAACTAACTATAATGGAAATACAAAAGTAGCTACTGTAAACACTGCTTGGGATGTTATTCCAGATCAAACTTCTATTTGGTCGGTTCTTTTTCCAAGTACTGATGATTTTGGTTATATGTCAGGTACTTTTCATTTGCCAAATCTAGATGCAACAACTTATTTAAGTGAAACTAGATTTACAACAGGTTCTAAGATTTTTAGGATTGTTGATAATAAACAAAATAATCCTATATTAACAACAATGATAGCAGAAAGGTCGTTTGAGGCTAGAGGAATTTTAAACATTATCGAAGATATTTCTGTTTCAATTCGTGTTCCAGTTATAAAAGTAAGTAATATTTACGAAGATGTTGATGCTGGTCCATCATATGCGGTACAAGATACAACGGTTAAATCCACAGTTATTGGTTATGTGTACAGCGGTGGTGGTGGTAGTGACGGTGATGGCGCCGGCGGTACCGGTACCGGTACTGGCTGCGGTACCGGTGGCACCGGTTGCGATGGAAGCGGCACCGGTGATGGAAGCGGTGATTCAGGTGGTACCGGCGATTCGGGTACCGGCGATTGCTAATTATAAAAGGGTAAAATTAAAAAATGGCAACAACGATTAATCCAGTAGCACAAACCTTTTTTGTGGATGCTTCTTTATATCCAAAAGGTGTTTTTTTAAATAGTGTTGATTTAATTTTTCGCACAAAAGATACTGAAACATATTTACCATTTACTGTTGAATTACGGCCAACATTAAATGGTTATCCACATTCTTATATTTTTTATCCTTTTTCTTCCATAACCAAAAAACATTTCGCAATCAATACTGTATCAGGAGAATATCCAAACATTCCAAGTTTAGATAATACATCTCACTTTACTAGATTTCCTTTTGTTGCTCCTGTTTATTTGTTACCTGGTGAACATGCTTTAGTTCTTAGCACATATTCAGATAACTACGAAGTTTTTATTGCTGAAATTGGTGGCACAAGATTAGATGGATCTGATAGGCGAGTAGATAAGCAACCATATTCCGGATCTTTCTTTAAATCATCTAATGGTACAACATATACTGCTTATCAAGACATTGATTTAGTTTTTCGTTTAAATAAGTGTGATTTTTTAACAGGCAGTAGAGCTCTTAGAGTTTTAAATCGTGCTCCAACGGCAAATACTGAATATGATGTCTTTAAAATTAATTCCACAGAATTATCTTTTAATGATACATTAATAAATTATAGCATTAAAACAACATCAAATTCTACAAAAATTTTAAGTAGTGATTATGAACCAACAGATATAGATAATGACATATATTTAAATGAAAGAAATGTTTTTTTAAACTCAGCAAATGGTTCATTTGATATAAATGTTAATTTAAGTACAACAGATGAAGATGTTTCTCCAATTATAGATGCTGAACGATTAAATGTGATAGGAATAAAATACAACATTAATGATTGTAGTTTTGAGGTAGAAGATTTCACAATCATTAATGGAGGATCTGGTTACACAAGTAATATTAATATTGCTATTTCTTCAACTTATGGATCAGGTGCTTCAATTACAGGAGTAGCCAACACAACATCTGGTAAAATAGAAAGTATTGTGGTAAATAATGGAGGTTCTGGTTATGTTGATACAGTAACAGTAACACCAGATGCGCCTCTTGTTCCATCAGGTAATACTACGGCAGTAATTATTGCGGAACAAGAAACCAATAGCCGTGGCGGTCCAGGAATATCAAGATATATTACACGCCGAGTTACTTTACAGGATGGTTTTGATGCGAATATGATACGAGTGTATTTTACTGCTTATAAACCAGTTGAAGCTGAAATTGAAGTTTATTATAAAGTTCTTTCAGCTGATGATGTAAGTACAAATTTTGATGACAGACCATATGTAAGAATGAAGCGAGTTCAACAAGGTAATGAATTGTTAGCCGATACAAGAAATTCTCAAACACTTGATGATTTTATAGAATACTTGTATATTCCTTTTACAAGTGACACTTCATATATTGGTTCTAATTCAACCAATTATGAAACTTTTAAAACATTTGCTATTAAAATAGTTATGAGAACAAGTAATCCAACATATTCTCCAATTGTAAGAGAATTTAGAGCTTTGGCTTTAGCACCATGATAAAAGAGTCCACTTTAATAAAAACTGAAAACGAATCTTTAATTCGTGATATTCATTCTAAAGCATTATTAAACGATAATTACTCTGCTTTGGTTGAATATAAACAAAGAAAAAATATATTGATTAAAAATAAAGCTGAACAATTAGAAACAAAAGAGCGTCTTGCCCAATTAGAATCTGATATGCAAGACATTAAAAGGTTGTTAATTGAGATAGCTGAATTGCGGAAGTAATTATGGCAATTACAGGTTTAAGTACCTCAAATACTTTTTCTCATTGGATAACCACAACACAGGAACTAGCTTCCCGTGTAAATGAGTTTGTTGCGCCAAGTGGTAATGGCACAACGATTATTAATACGAATTTAGATGTAGCAAATAATTTAGTTATTGGTGGTAATTTACATGTATCTGGCACTTTTATTCTTGACCAATATGGTTTAAATGATTTAGATGTATCTGGTAATTTAAGTGTCACCAATAATTTAAGTAGCAACAATGGCATTTTTCAGAATTTATCGATAACAAACAATATTGCTAGTTTAAATGTAAGTACAACAGTTGATGTAGGAACAAATGCTAAAGTTTATGGTATTTTAAATGTATCAAATTTACTTGTTTCAAACAATTTAACTGCAACAGCAAATTTATATTTTCATAATACAAATGTTTATGCTTCAAATGTAACAATAGTAACAACACAAGTTAATGGTAACTTGGTAGTGTCTGGAAATGCTACACTAAGTAATTCAACAACTAACTATGGTAATTTTGAAACTGCTAATATTACTTTACTTTTAGGACAAGCAAATACAAAAATATATGAAACTATTAGTAATACAACGGCCGCACGAACAGTTGCGTCAAACATTTCAGCTATGACAGCATTTGCTGTTGCTTTAGGATAAAAAGTGGCAATTAATCAAATAAACACTTCTAATACTTTTTATGGTTGGTTAAACACAACCAATGAAATTGTTAACACACTTAATTCATTAACCTCTGGTGGAGGTAATACAACATTCTATGTTAATACTTCATTAAGTATTGCTAATAATTTAAATGTATCTGGCAATTTAACTGTTTCTGGTAATGTCACACTTGATAATATAGGATACAACGATTTAACTATTTCAGGTAATGCTGTTATTGGTGGATCCATTACTGGTGGAAACACAACACTTACAAATTTAACTTTATCACAAAATATTCCATCTTTAAATGTAACATCTACACTTAATGTTGGTACTAACGCAAAAGTATATGGTAATCTTACTGTATCTCAGAACACTACGGTTTCAAATTTAACTATAACCAATACTTTAAATTACCCAACAAATCAAAATTTAGTTTTGAATAATCTAATTGTATCACAGAACATAACAAATAGTGGCACAGTTAATGTAGCAGGTAATACTACACATAGTAATTCAACAACAAATTATGGTAATTTTCAAACAGCCAATGTAACCAACTTGGTTGGTGCTGCAAATACACAGATTTATTTGACAATTGAAAATGTCGCAAATTCAACAAACGCTCAAGCTCTAGCATCAGAATATCTAGCTTTGGTCGTTGCTTTAGGATAAATAACAAAAACAGAGGTTTTTCATAAAATGCCAAATAATTTTAAAAATTCAATTTTAAGTGCGGTAGGGACAACAAACCAGAATGCTTATGTTTGTCCTGCGGCAACACAAACGACAGTCATTGGAATGACCATTGCGAATATTCTGAACAATTCAATTAGCGCCAATGTGTATCTCAACGCAGCTGGTTCAAATGTCCATATGATTAAAAATGCGACAATTGCTCCAGGTGGTGCCTTAGTTCCAATCGGTGGAGACCAAAAACTTGTGCTAGAAGCAGGTGATTACTTACATGTAAACACTTCTATTTCTAGTTCTGCTGATATTATCGTTTCTGTTTTGGAGATATCCTAATGTCTTATTTGGGTAATAGTCCTGAAGTACAAAACTATACTTTAACTATTGATAAATTTAATGGTGACGGTGCTTGTAC